TTTCGAGGCTCTTGGCCCTTCTCGGTTCGCCGGTTGGGCTAAGGGAGGCGAAACGTATGAGTTCCTCGGCCATACCTACACGTACAAAAAGGGTGAACCGATGGGACGGCCCGTCAAAACGCCTTACGTGCGCATCATGGCAACTGAAGAGGATCAGACTGGCAACGTTTACGGCGTTGTGAAGTTCAACCTCGAAGAGGGCGTGCTGTCCCAGCTCAAGGCATACGGCATGATGGTCGGCAACACCAAGGTATCGCTTCCGTTCGGCGGGGAAATCTTGCCGTCGACCACTGGCGCATCGTCCAAGGACGGTGGTAAGGAAACATTCGTCGTCTTCGATGAATCTCACCTGTACACCACGCTGTCGCTGAAGAACATGTACGCCACCGTTTCGCGCAACTTGCCGAAGCGTGCCAAGATTGCCGAGACCTGGTCACTGGAAACAACGACCATGTACTCGCCGGGCCAAGAATCCATCGCTGAACAGACCTTCGAGTTTGCACAGATGATCATGGAATCCAAGGAAGCCGTTGCACGTGGCGAAAACAAGAGCCACAAACTGGACAACCTGCTGTACGATCACCGCTGGGGTGAATGTGAAGACCTCAGTGACGACGACGCACTGGCTGCGGCAATCGAAGAAGCCTATGGCGATGCGATGGAATGGAACTCCGTCGAAGACATCATGGGCAAGATCTTTGACCCACGCACCACACTCAATGAGTCCCGTCGGTACTACCTGAACGACGTTGTATCCGAACAGAACTCCTGGATCGAAGTACACCAGCTGGCAACAGTGAAGGTGCCTGTCTTCCCGATTGCGCCCAAGACCATGATCACATTGGGCTTTGACGGTGCTACGACGGATGACTCCACCGCGTTGCTCGGTTGTGTGGTCGAGACTGGCGAACTGTTCCGGATCAAGATCGAAGAGAAGCCCGATATCCCGATGCGCGACAAGCGAACGGGTGAGGAAATCAAATGGGAAGTCAACTACGTTGCTTTCGATGCCGCCGTTGCCTACGCGTTCAAGACGTGGAAGGTTGTCGGATTCTTCGCTGACCCTCCGTTCTGGCAGACATACGTGGATGCGTGGGATGCGAAGTACGGCGAACAACTTCTCGTCAAGGCTGGTCAGGCATCATCGATCCGCTGGTGGACCAAACGTGATACGCCAATGAGCCTCGCGCTCGAACGGCTTCACGATGCCATCTGCTCATCGGATAATGATGTACGGATTCAGGACGACAAAACGATCATCCGACACTTTCTCAATGCGAGGGTGTGGGAACGGCCTGCCGGCAACGTCATCGGCAAGGAATCCAAGAAGTCACCCAAGAAAATTGACGCATGTATGGCCGGGACCCTGGCATATGAGGCTCGCGCTGCATACCTGCACCACGGCGACAAGCCGAAGGACACATTCGTTCCACGACGCGTAGACAAGAGGTAGTCATGCAACTAAGCATTGACGAGATGAGGAAGCCGGACACCGATGAATGGTGGATCAAACGGCTTTCGATAAGGCTCGCCGAACGTTTGCCACGCCTGGCTGAACTTCAGGCATGGATGGAAGGCAATCCGCCGCTCGCATATCCCGATAAGGGTGGCGAAGGATTCGAACGCCTTCAGCGACTTGCACGATTGAATCTTGCCGAACTCATTGTGAACGCTGTCCTCTACCGTATGAACCCGGTTGCTTTCCGAACCGCGGCCGACGGTGATGAGAACGGCGACGCTGAGGCAGGACGCATCTGGAAGCAGAACCGTATGAAGACGACCTCCGCCGAGATTCTCGAGTGGATGCTGTCTCTGTCCGAGTCCTACGGCTCCGTTGCACAGCAGATCGGCTCCAATGGGCAGGCACGCGCGCTTCTGCGTTCGGAACACCCCACACAGTGCGTAACCGAGGACGATCCTGATAACCCAGGGTACGCGATTGCTGCACTGAAGGTGTACCGCGACGACATCACGAATAGTGACGTGGCTGTACTCTACCGGCGCGGTACAGACGGTAACATGGCGACCCAACGTATCGCACGCCACCATGGGAATTCGATTCTTCCGGGCGTCCGTACCAACGTTGTGTCGCGTGCATGGCAAATCCGCCCGGGCTCCTGGGAATGGGATGGTGACGCGGAGGAACTGTTCACCGAGACCGTGCCGATTCACAAGTTTGCGAACCGTAACGGCAAGGGCGAATTCGAGAAGCACATCGCCACGCTTGAACGGATCAACCACACCATCCTGCAAAGGATGATCATCATTGCGTTCCAGGCTTTCCGCCAGCGCGCAGTCAAAGGTGTACCCAACACTGATGAGGATGGCAAAGAGATTGACTACACCGACATCTTCAAGAGTGATCCGGGTGCGATTTGGCTTCTGCCCGAGGTCGCTGAGTTCTGGGAGTCGGCACAGGCTGACCTTACACCCGTCCTTACATCGGTCAAGGATGACATTATTCATCTGGCAGTGTCCTCGCAGACGCCATTGTTCAGTGTGGTTCCTGACGCTGCCAATGGTTCGGCTGAGGGTGCAGCTCTTCAGCGTGAGGGGCTGCTCTTCAAGGTCGATGACTGCATCTCCCGTGCGGATCACGCGTTCGCCGCGATGATGGCTGATGCGTTCATGGCTGAAGGCGATTCCGAACGTGCTGACATTGAGGACATCGAAGTTATCTGGTCCTCGCCGCGTCGTTCCTCGCTCACCGAACGTGCCGTGTCTGCTGTTCAGGCAATGGCCGCTGGTGCTCCGTGGCGCACGACGATGTCCAAGTTCCTCGAGCTTACGCCCGATGAGATTGCTCAGGCCGAGAAGGAGCGCATGGATGACATGTTCCTCCAGGCAATGATGGGTCAAGACCCGAACAACAAGGTCAACTCACTGCCCGGCACTACCGACATCGCTAAGCTGAAGTAATGGCTGACAACCGACGACTCCTTATGCTTCTCGAAGCACAGGCGCGTGGGTACACCGTCGCTGCTGCATTCCTGATCCGCCAGCTCGTCGCTGTGTGGCAGGGATTCGACAAGTGGTACGACGGTGACTTGGTCATGGCCAATTCTGCACGCTCTGCGACACTCACCGAATCTGCTCAGAAGGCTGTGCAAACTCAAACGCTGTCGTACATGAAGTTTGTGTACCAGCAGTTCGAGGATCTTGACTTCCCCACGGAAGCTGAGATTGACGCCATGGACGATGAGAACACACTGCGCGCTATCTCCGCGCTCGATGAATGGAACCGACCTGCCGAACAGTACCGGTACGCCAAGTCAATTGGCAAGTCCGACGCTGAGGCAATCGCCATCGCTATCGAGCGTGTGGAAGCACTCGGGGATCTTGACATGCAGCTCGCCATGCGCGGGCAGGCAAACAAGATCTTCAAGGCCACACCCAAGATAACGGGCTACCGTCGTGTGATTCATCCCGAGCTCTCTGAGTCGAAGACATCATGCGGCCTTTGCATTGCTGCTTCAATTCGCGTGTACAAGAAGAAAGAATTGCTGCCGATCCACGATCACTGCAACTGTGGTGTAATGCCAATCGCTGGATCAGAAGACCCGGGGAACACTTTCAACGAAGAGGACCTCCAGCAACTCTACGCTCTCGCGGGTGATACGTCCGGGCAGGCTCTGTCTCGGGTGCGTTACAAGATAAACGATCACGGGGAACTGGGACCGTACCTTGTAGAGGAAGGCGCACCCAACAGGTCTGCCGGACGTACACTGCCGAAGCATACGAACTACTCCCGACGAGAGTCGGTGGACGCACAAATCAAATCGCTCAACGGTTCTCTCCCGAGACTGCTTGAACGGTCACGCTCGGGTGAGGATGTAGCACAGGCCATTCAATGGCAGCAGGAACGTCTGCGTGTGCTCAATGCCGAAGCCCAGGAAATGGCGCGTCCACGACGCCGGGGGAGGAAAGCAGCATGAGTGGTGCAGGTTCGCAGCATCCCAGTTGGGAAAAGCTGCGTGAGGCTCTCGAAGCTCACATCAAAGAATCAGCTGGTGGTGAAGGCTACGTGCTGGGTGACTGGGTGTTGCTCAGCCACGTGGTCGACCTCAGCGAACCCGACGATGGGGGCGGCGAATACGTCATGGCCTCATCTTCGCAGGTTCCACACATTGTCGAAGGTATTCTGGCGCAGATCAGCTTATTCCGCAGCCAGAGTATGGACGACGACGACTAAATCTTTCGGTCTATTGGTTATGAGCCAGGCTCATGGTACAATCAGCCCGAATAGCCCCGACATGGAGCAAACCCTTCCGACAAGGAGAAATCACGATGGCAATGCGTAAACCGACCCAGATCCGCTTCGCTGAAGGCGGAGAAGGTGGGGGTTCTGACAAGGACCTCGGTTTTCCCAAGGACACGCCGCTTGTAGAGATGGATGACAAGCAGCAGATCGCCTACTGGAAGCACCACGCACGGAAACATGAGGGCACAGCAAATGCCCGTGCGGACTACGACCAGCAGAAGGCCGACGCTGAGAAATGGCGTCAGGCCCAAGAGGACAACAAGAAGCCCGACCAGAAGCTCCTGGACGACGCCGTACGAGAGGCAGCCGATAAGGCTCGCCGTGAGGAACAGGCCAAGCTTGCTCCCCGTCTCGTCAAGGCCGAGTTCAAGGCTACTGCCGCCGGCAAGCTGTCCAAGGAACTCCTCGACGCTTTTCTGGAGGATGTCAAC